AGCCTTGCTCACGTTTTGCTTTGCCCCGTTTTCGATGGCATCCATGACTTCACTATACGCCGCTCTTAGCCCAGGCGTTGTGCCTTGCTCAATAAGCTTGCGTGCGTGACGTATGGCCGCCTTCCATTCAGCAACCGCTTCCTCGTCGAGCCAGTCGGGAACAGGTAAGTCCTTCACCTCTTGAATGAATTCGGGTATATCTTGCTCCGGTATAATACCGCCTTTACCGTATCCATCGAATAGCTTCTTGGCCGTCTTGGCTGCCGACTCGCCTTCCTTAATAGCCTTGCCGATGACCTCGGCCGATTCGGCCTGAACCTTCCTGCTGTTCTTATACATGCGTTCAGAAAGATTTACGCCGTCGTCTGTCCATGATTTATTCATAGCCGCTGATATGGCTTCATGCTCAAACTTGGCCGCCGCTTGTTTCTTCCCATACCCTTCAGCAAAATCGCCAACAAGGTCATCGAGCAAATCCTTGTAAAGGTGCCGCATAACCGGATAACGGTGATATGCCACTTTTACGGCTTCTTTAGGGTCCATACCGGCCAAGATTAACGCCCGAAGGACTCGCTCAAAGCCGTCTAAATTATTCTCCAGGTTGTTCTGCGTTCTGTCCTTCGGCATTTACATCACCCTTGTCATTCACAGTCGGCTCAAATCGTTGCTTCATTAAATCCCTATCCCGTTCAGCCTCGTCGAATCCTTCTTCTATCTCGCTTACAATGTCATCATACGTATCAGGCTCAATATTCGGCATATACGCTTCCAGGACTTTCTTACTTACTTCAGCGGAGAACGTATCGGATCTAAACCCAAGGTCCAGTGCCTGTTGTGCCTGAGACAGCGATTCGGTAACGTCGTTAATTTGGAAATCTCGAGGATATTCAACTTCATATCCGACGTTTTCTTTCGCCCACAATTCGTACAGTCCAATGATATCCTTTTCAGCCTCTTCACACTGAACGGAGAAGTCTGCCAGGCGTTGGTTGGTTCGTTCAAAATCCCACTGCTTAGCGACACCACTCTTTGACTGTTCTACACCGACTACTGAATCAATGCCGCTCATGCGATACATTTCTTTAATGAGTCGGTCAATTTGCGCCATAAGCACTTCGGCCGGGCCCTTATCCGGTGCAATGAATGCCGGTGCGTGAGATGACTCTTGCGGATACAGCAGCATGTTATTTGTCCCGAGCGTTACATCGGGAGTGTTGCCGTCTGCCGGCATCGTCAAGACGGAGAACGTCTGATTGTTGAGTATTTGCGTCAAAAGGCTGCACAGATGATACACGTGGTAGTTTGTCTGTGCGATGCTCAAAAACTCGGCAGGCGGTAAAATGTCCGTCTTTTTGGAGCTTCTACCGAACCACTGAACAACGGGAATACGGCCAATGTTATGCGTACCACCTTTTATTTGGTTCCCGTTTTCATCCAAGACCTGCCAATTCGTCGGAGTCCATATGTAATATCGTGTTTGTTTCTTTCGGTCAGCGTCGTAAATAACGTCCTTGTATGCGAACTTGATTAATATTCCCTTCTCGTCAAACTGCCAGTCCGTAATGTGATGCGGCTCAACAGCCGTGAGATACGGTAATGCCCTGTTCTTAATATTGTCAGCTACCGATTCGCCGAACTCCACAACGTTGTTCACGATGATATACATGACGCCGTACAGCTTGGCCAAGGTCGCTTGCTGACGTATATATTCCTGTAGGCTCGTACCCTTGCGGTCCACGTCTTCCAGGAATACCTTAAACTTCTCCGTATCTTTGTATTCACGCTTGATTGCATCCCTAAATATCGGATCTACCGACGCATTGACGATAGGACCGGTATAGTTCAGGTAATACGCAAGCTTCTTACGAAAGGCGTAATTTTGTGTACTTTCCCTCGGATGACGAACCAGGCCACGGCCAACAGAGAACAGGCCTGTACCGTAATATGCGTCTTTTAATAGCTTATATCCATACAGTTTTTCAGAGTCCATATTTTTACTCCTTAATAAATATTGACGTGTGCCGCCTTAATCTGCGGTGCGTTTATCTTCTCGGCGATACCCGTTGTTGCGTCCGGTGCGTCATCGTGTGCGTTCTTACCCTCACGCTGATAACGAGTCATCGCCCTATGATATTCAGGCCATCGGTCTTTCCAGTTGGTTGGAAAATAGATATGCTCCATGACCCACGTTGAATTGGAAAGAATGCGAGCCGCTTTGTTTTTCGTCTGTGCAAATGTGTTGATGACCGTCTTGTTCGACTTGTATGTATCCTGCAGGATTCGCCGTACTTGCCGTGCAAAGCCTCGGCCACCGTTGTTTGATTCGAAGTCGGCCACATTTACGCCATTCCGGTATAGCATGGCTGCCGTTGCCGGCTCCGTCTCTTCCATAGCGTCCTTCGTATATAGAAGGTCAAGCACATAGGCTTCGCCGTTATACACGCCGTACACAATCGAACAAAGGTAATCGGCTCCAGTGTCGGCCGTATCCGTGTAGTTGCGAATAGCCGTAAATAACGGATTGCCGTTTATATCTACCGGGATGCGGTCATACGTCTTGAAGCTTGAATATAGCTGGCCCTTGAGGTCTATCGGCTCCTGCTGATAGTTGGCACTGGCGATATCGGCACCCATAGCTCTAACCTTTTCTTCGTAGCTTCGCCTCGACAATATCTCATCGCAGAGCATGGTACCGTCCGGCTGCAACGCTTTCATTGTGATAACCTTGGCCGCATCGCCGAAATGTTCAATCGCTCGACCGGCCAAATCATCGCTCGCCCAACGGGTCATAATGATAAGTATCTTACCGCCTTCTTCAAGACGGCTTAGCATAGTATTCGTGAACCACAGCCAGGCCTTTTCCTTCGCTGTTTCGTTATAGGCTTCTTCTGCGTTTTTGATGATATCGTCGATAATAAGAAGCGAGCAACCAAACCCTGTCGCCGTACCTGACGGAGACGTGGCCAAGTATGAATTGTAACCGCCATCCAAACTCCACATATCCATGGCTGCGTCGCCACGCTTGATGCGGACGTTTGGGAATATATCGGAGTAAACCGTGATATTCTCATCAGCTTTGACTTCTTGAATGGCATTACGCACGTTCTTGGCAAAGGTTGCTGAAAGAATATTGTTATACGACCCTGTCATTATCTTTTCAGACGGATTACGGCCCAGTACCCATTCGACAAATAAACTCGCCGTGCGGCTCTTTCCATGTCGAGGCGGCTCATTAATGATAAGCACCTTGGCCTTCTCATCCTCATAGAACGACTGCAATGCTTCGCACAACTCAACAAGATACCGTCGTTCAGGCTTATAAAAGTCTGAAGCCATTAAATTGCAAAAATAAAAGAACTCACGTCTAGCGAGTTCTCGTTTTGCTTGCCGCTTAATGCGTTCGTCAATCATCGCCTATCAGCTTCTTTATATCTTCTGACTTAACGCCGTCGAATGGATTGTCTATCGCACCCTCGACCTTCACGTCCTGCACATCTCGCTGTCCGAGGTATTGTTTACCAAGGAATATCGCCATGGTCGCATTCCTCTCAGCAAGCCTAAACTGCGAGCGTCGCAGCGCAATTTTACCTTTTCCACGCTTTTCTCTGAAAACCTCGGAGAATTTCATGCCATATGTTCTTCGACAGAATGCCGTTAACGTTTTGTCGGTCACGTCAAAAAAGCTGCAGATTTCTTCCTGTGTACACTGTAGCGCACACAACTTTTCGAATTCTTGCTTAGATATATCTGCAGGCTTTCTTCCCCGTCGTGCCATCATGTCACCACCTTATAAGTCGGCGTATTTAATCCTTTTCCCGTTTCTTTCGACAGACACTTCATCAGAGCTGCCGACGAGATTTATATATCGCTCTATAATGACATCGCAATACTTCGGATCGAGTTCAAGGACTCGTGCTGTCCGACTCATTTGCTCACACGCAATAAGCGTCGTGCCGCTACCACAGAACGAGTCGAGAACAATATCTCCGGGCTTACTGCTGTTTTCTATTAAATACGCAAATAGCTGCACCGGCTTCATTGTCGGATGCTCGGCGTTGCGATTCGGCTTATTCATATCAATAACGGTTGTCTGCTTGCGGTCACTGTACCAGTTGTGTGCCGCACCGCCTTTCCATCCATACAGACACGGCTCATGCTTCCATTGATAATCCTGTCTTCCGAGAACCATTGTGTTTTTGTTCCAAATTAAGCATTCTCTCAACTCCCACTCAACGGCACGGCATGCCCCACGAAAGTTATATCCTTCTGAATCGGCATGCCATATATAAAAAGCCGCCCCTTCATTCATTACAGAATCGGCTGCGACGAACGAATCGACAAGAAATTGATAGAAGACAGAATCTTCCATGCTGTCATTTTGAATTGTCAACTTATCCTCTGTTTTTCCCTCGTAAGCAACGTTATACGGAGGATCTGTGAGGTACATATCCACTTTGTCCCCCCCCACAAGACGTTTTAACACATCACCAGATGTTGCGTCGCCGCACATAAGTTTATGGCGGCCAATCGTCCACAAATCTCCAAGCCTTGTCTTCGGCTCGCTCGGAAGTTCTATGTTTTCATCGTCATCTTCAACCACGTCTTCAGATGACGGGCTATCAGTTATATCGCCAAAGTTAAAATCGGACATATCTATGTCAACAATTCCGTCGAGCTCTTCGGTAAGCAGCCCCATATCCCATTCGGCTGCCTCGGCTACCTTGTTATCCGCAAGGCGAAACGCCTTAATCTGTTCCGGTGTTAAATCATCGGCTACGATGCACGGTACCGTCTTCATACCGAGCTTTTTCGCTGCTTTCAGTCGTGTATGGCCTGTAACGATTGTTCCGGTCTTATCGATGACGATAGGTACTTTGAAGCCAAATTCCTCGATACTCTTCATCACGGCCGGAACAGCGTTATCGTTGATTCTCGGATTTTTTTCATAAGGAATTACCTCGTTTATCGGTTTTTCGATGATATTCATTTTTAACCGCCTTTCCGTATCTCGATGAGTTCATTATCTCGAATACATTCGTAACGTCGTTGCATCGAGCCTGTCTTGATATTCTTATGTTTATCGCCGTGCATGTTCCGTTTTTGTTGTTCATACACTTCATTTTTCCACATTTTATGATTGTCATGTTTTCACCGCAAACGAAAAAAGAGATGCCCGGCTGCTTGGGTATCTCTTTTTCCGTGTTTGTTTCGTTATTTCTTTAGGAGGTGTTCAATCACACTATTATAATAACCGAAAAATCCGCACCATATCGGCACAAATCCGCACCATTTGTGACTGTTACGATTTTTCCCACTCATCAAAAAATACGAAATGCGTCTGCACCGGAATGACAGACGGGCCGAACATCATCGTCGCTATTTGCTCTAGGACCTTACCTGAACGCTTACGCACGGCCGTTTCGCTCATGTGTAGCCTGTCGGCGATTCTCATCCACGACGCTCCGTTAATGAATCGTTCTTCGGTGATTACCCGGTCTGAATACTCCAACGCCTCGATAGAACGGTTTAGCCGCTTGATTAACGGCTCGACCTTCTCCAGATCTGAATACAGTTTTTGCCGTCGTTCTTCGATGCGGTCATTTTCATATACGGCCCGCTCTTCCGGGCTTATCATAATCCCGTTGCCTCCGGGCGTATGTGACAACGTCGGCACCTTCGGAGCGGCACACAGTGCTTGCGTGGCGTTAATGTCTTCCAGGTCGGCCTTGATATTTTTTATGTACGTATTAAATTCGTGATACCTGTGCAAGTACTCCCGTACTGCATTTATGTAATCGTTATGAAACACTGTGTGCGTCCTCCTTTTTACTTGTTTTATCGCTTACGCCGTTTCGGGTGATAATTAACCACTTCCTCGACGCTTTCCATCCACTTCATGCCGTTCTGCCTTGCAACGTTGTACTCAGCCATGCAGCCGGTGCTTATCTGCCAGTTTCCAAGTGCCACGGCTGCATCGCACATCATCATGAGTGCAATAGTCTTCTCCAGCACATCAACATATGGCAAGAACCCGGCATATATCATAGCGTCGAGCGGATTCACGATTAATATATCGGAACGCTTGCGAGTAATCTCAGCCGCATAGGCTCTCGCCTTCTCTCTATTTTCTGACTCGTTACCCGTAAACGGGTGCGATAAGTATATAGTTAGCATATTTTCGCCTCCAGGACGACCTCGATTCTCGGTCGTTCGCTATAGAATTTCCGTGCGAATATCTCACATACGACGCTATCGTCTTTCAGTACGGTGCCGTTGAGTGCGTCCAGCACGCCTTTCACGTAATTGTCTGTATCGGGCTT